ATATAATTTATCTCCTATCTTTTAATATAACATACTTTTTAATTAGTTCATCAAGAGGGAAAATTGCTTTTCCCTCCAATCAGCTAACTAAGTTAGACACCACAAAGTAACATAGCACCCATTTTGCGTCTTTCATCTACGACCTTCGCACCATAAATGTTAAGTCCTTTATATGCTTTACCGAAGTCACCGATTAAATCTTCAATCCCTGACTCTACCCATCCCATTGCAAATGTAAGCCATGATTTGTGAACCGCCAATACTTGAAACCCAGTGGTATTATCACCAGCCACCTGAGTATTCATAAGCACCTTAAATCCACAAATGTTTCCTACATATCCTCTCTTAACTATATCTTGAAAAGAGGCATCAACCGAGGGAAGAAGTTGGGTTGTTTGCACCAAGATTGTATAAATCTCCGGTGGAACAATCAACCATCTATCCTCTTGTGGGGCTTGAGCCTTATTGAGTTTCTCTTGTAGTTTGGCTACATAACCATAAAGAGTGTTGTAAGCAACCGTAACTTTAGTTACTGCCTCAGTAACATAAGCCGCAGTCGTGATTGTGCCTCCATTGTAAGGATAAGTCTGTGGCAAATCATCATCTTTGTCGTCTATAACAAAACCTTCAGTTGTGCTTGATGTTGATAAAACCCGATACCATTTTGTGTGACCAACTGCCTTAATACCTTTTCCTACCCAAGCAGAAGTTACAGGAGTTGCTCCTCCAACTACAAATGCACCGGTTTGAGTGGTGATTGTAATTGTCCCTGTATTTGCATCAGTTCCAACCCTATTTCCTGCACCCACATCACCTCCAAAGCCCAAAACAAAAGCATCAACCTCTTGAGCCAATGTTTTTGCAACTGTTTCTAAAAGAGAATTTTCGGGGTTCTTAATCCAAGAATGAAATCTTTGCAGTGATTGAATTTTAAAGTAGTAAGCCCTTTGGGTATTCGTTACCAATACACCAACACTTTCAGTGGCATCATCTGCCGCCGCCATTGTTGCCCCAATATAGGCTCTGGTAGCAATAGCACCGAAAGTAAGGATATTAAGTCTGGAAAGTTTATCTTTGATTTCGCCCTCATAGTCCTGATTGCTGATGTCCATAGCAATAGACTTTTCAAAGAATAAGGAAACTACCTTTTGTGAGAATCCTTCTGCAAGATTTGTAGCATAAGTTGACATAAATTATTTCACCTCCTATCTTTTTTTAATTTATTCAACCGTTCTTGCAGTGAAGTGTTTGGTTCTTAACTTGAATATCCTACATACTAAAGGCATTGTCAAGTGCTTATATCTTTATCTTAATCTTTCCTGCACGAACTAAACGCATATACTCAAGCGGTTTAGTAATTCTTAATGTTCTGACATCTTCAGCGTTCATACCCTCATCTGCCGGTGGGGGTGTTCCTGCTCCGCCTCCGGCATGGAACAGTGACCTTTTCTTATCAACCGGCGGATTTTCATATAAGAAAACTTTAGCCAAATCTTCCATTGGCAATCCTTTTCTTGTTGGTCTGGTAGCAAACCTTTCAAATTCTTCCTCCCTGCCAACTATGTCCGGAAATAAATCAGGTATTTCTTCAGTAACAAAAGTTTCCACCTTTTCCTGCCACTTGCGGTCATTATTAAACTGGTTGGCATTGTTTTTTAATTCCTGAACCTCTTGTGCCAATTCTTCCGACTTTCTAAGGGCTTTTTGTTCCCCAACGCTTAAATCATCCCAATCCGGATATTTTCCTCTTAAAAGGTCGTCAGTAATGTCCACCTTCTTATTCTTTTCTTCCTCAACCTTATCCAATTGGGCTTTTAATATCAAAGCCTCTTTTTGGGACTCTTTGAACTTAATTTCATAATCAATCTTCGGAGGTTCTGGTTTAGGAGGTTCTGGTGGTGGAGTTTCTTTTCCCTTAAAACCCTTTAAAAAATCATCTTCCGCTTCATCTAATTTTTCTTCAATTTCTTCTACCTTTTCCTCGGTAGCAATTTCTTCTTCCTCTTTAAGTTCATCAAGTTTGTCTATATCTACTTCCGGTTTATCTTGGATACCGATTGCTTTGTGTTTCATATTATCGTTCCTTTGTCTAAAGGAGTTTGATTAAATAATAACTTTATTTTTTAATTGCGAATTTCTTTAGTTTTTCGTCTAAATTGACACTTTCCTTCAGTTTTTCAATATCTGGACTCTCTTGTTTTTCTTTCGGTTCTACTTTTGGTTCTTCCTGTTTTTCTTTCGGCATTTCCCCCATAAGTTTTTCCCTGACCTTTTGCTCATCTACCGGTTTATCTAAGACCTCACTCAAAGTTTCTTTTTCTCCGGAAGTAAGGTAATCAATTCTTGCCTTTAAGAAAGCCCTTTGGTAATCATCCAGTTCCTCCGGCGATTTATCCAGTAAATCCCTCAAGTATATTCTGGTTTCTTCGTCTAATGTTTTTTTGTCAATCATTTTTTATATCTTGAATAAAGTCTTTCTTTGGCTTTAGTTCCTAATTTTTTAATAATCTTTTTAGTTTTCTTATAAGTTGTTTTCTCGGTTGCCTTCGGATGTTTCCGGTGAAATTCCTCATGGACAATACTATCCAAGATTTCTCCAGACTTCTTATTCTTTTTCTTTGACTTGTTAATCCGGATAACTCTTTTGGTCAAATCAATATCCCCATGACCATTCATCCGGTTATCAACTACTCTTTTCCAACCTTTCATCTTTCTTTGTAAAAACCTTCCAATGCCTCTCTTGCCCGGTCAGGAGCAAAAAGGAATTGTTCTAACATTAAAAGGTTTTTCAGTCTGGCTTTAAGATTGATACTTTCGGGAGTTGCTTCCAAAGCATCAACCAAAAGTCTTTCTACCAGAGTAATCATACTCCGGACAAACTTCTTGGTATCCTCAACCGTAACCGGTTTGCCTTCAATAACCTTCAAATGTTCTTTGTAGGTTTCTCTTTCGGCATTAGACAATTCTTCATAACCGCCGAATTTTTCAACTAAGTTATCTAACGCATTTGCCATTATTTCTTTTTTCCTTTCTTTTGAGTGCTTGGTTTCCAACCGGTTTTCCTAAGAGTCCCATAAACATAGGCATCAGCCCTTTTACCGGTAAAACCTTTTTTTCTTGCTTCTGCTCTAAGTTTTCTTTCTAATGCTTTTGGCATATTTATTCACCTTCTTTCATTGAACTGGTGGTTGAACCGGCATCTGACTGCTTGGACTTGCCATTGGCACTCCTTGATTTGGAGTGCTACCGGTTGGAGTTACCGGCATACCTCCCGGCATACCGGCTAATGCTGATACTCCGGCTCTCTTATCTTCGTCAATTATCTTCTTTATTTCATCAGAGTTCAAATCACCTATGTCAAGCAGTTTTTTCTTGATAATATCGTTTAAGGTCGCATTGTTCGGCATAAAGTTTTTAATGGCCGTCAACTTCTGAATCTGGTCTAAATCCCTCTCGGTTTTATCTTTCTTAGCAATTACTTCAACTCCATAACCGGAGGCAGTTCTCCAACTTGCCGGAGAAATAACCTTGCCAAAAGAAGTTCCTTTATCGCCTTTCTTAAACACTTTAACGGTTTGAATATCATCACCCATTGCTTCTAACAATTTGACATATTTAGTCCCAATATTAAGCCAAACATTCCGGTAGAACAAAGTCATGGATTGAATCCTCTGAAGTGCGTTTCCTGCCAGTATTTCTACCTCCCCAAGTGTAATTCTCTTGGTTTCCGGAACGCCTTGAGTGATAGAAGTAGCGGCAGATGCCTTTTCCGCCAGTTGAACCACAAAGTTAATTTCCTCCAAGTTACCGGTTAATTGAGGTATCTCAATGGACTTAATCAGGTCATTTGGGTTGCCGGGAATTGGATACCAGCCCCACGCTTTAGGCTCAAAGGTCTGCGGAATAAAAGCCCCATCCTCACCGCCATAAGCGGAATTGTAATAATTCATGCCAAAGTTTCTCATTGTCCGGTTCTCTACTGTCTGGCTAAACCAAGAATTAGCAATCTTATTGGGTATTCTGACAGAATCAGCTACCGCATCACACCAGAAGTCCCGGTTCTCCACATCCTCACCCCAAGATTCAAGCGGATAGTGGTATCTCCAAAAGTGGTCTTTGCATTTTCTATTGGGGTCAATCACATTTTCTAAAGTATCGGCAAATAAAATCAACCGGGTTTCCTTTTCATCAACCGGAATTGCACCCGACACGGTAAAAATGATTTCTTCTTCCTCAATTTCCGGATTGTAAATCTTGGTAAAACCTTCCTGCATCTGCACTAAAGTCTGACCTATTCTCGGATTGTCAACATAAGTATCGCCTAATTCAGACATAGCCTCATTCTTTTCCATTAACTTATTGGCATTATCGGAAGCCTTAACCAGTCCCTGTTCGGTAGCAAAGAAATCTTCCATCTTTTTCACAACTGTCTGGTCATACATTGGATTGGTTTTTAAATCAGAAAGAGTTTCAAAGATATTATCCTGAATGACATATCTGGCGGTATCAACATCTGTCGGGTCAATAAAGCGGTCAACACGCATATCTTGAGGGTCAATTATGTGAAAACGGACTTTTCCACCCATCACATTCAGCTTTTCAAAACTCCTGCCGAAAAGCATAACCTGTTTCTTGTCAACCACATCTTTTAATTCCAGATGGTTTTCTTTCTTAACCACTTCAGACCAATACTGGTTGTAATAAATTTCTTTTTGGTCGTCATTATCCAAATTGACAAAGACCAAATCAATGAAGTCGTCTATTTTTGAAAGAATTGTCTTGATGATTTGCTTCATCAGGGGAACATTAACCGATTGTCTTTGGGTAAGGCGGTTGATAATTACTTTATCCCGGTAAAGTTCGTAATTGTCTTTCCAATCAGGATGCCTTCTCTTTTGGAACTGCCACCCATCCTCGTTATTAGCGTTAAGAATAAACTGAAGTTTATCAAGAGAAATAATTTTATCGCTTAACATAAGTTTAATATAACACTTTTAAGCAAATTCACCAAAGTATTTCTTTTCTGCCTCTTTTCGGGCATTGACAGCATCCTCAAACCGACTAAACCTTTTAAAAAATACTTTCTTCTTCTCCATCATCAACAATTGCTACTTTATTTCTGGTTAGTTTAATTTCTTTCATATCGGAAATGGGTTTACCCCTCCATAACCTAACTCTGGTGGTGGCGGAATATAATGTTTTGGTTTCTCAAGGTCAAATATCATCCTCATCATCATTGCGTCTGATAAATCCGGTGAACGACCAAGATTTTCTTTTACTTCTTCTTTACCAATAATTTGAAGTGTTGTGTGGTCATCCGTGATTTTCCTTCTAATCTGACCAAGTTCTTCAACCAACTGGTCTTTTTCTGTTTCCGTGAGGGTAGCAGAAACCGTAATCTTGTGATTATTGACCTTATCGGCCAGCATATAAGAGCATTGGGTCTTTAAATTCCGGTAGTTATCTTTC